GTTGGACAAGCTAGTGATGGTGTGTCCAAACAAAAAAACTTATGATGAGTTAACTAGTTTGATGTTTCAGTTGTATTGTGGAAATGACTTTGGTTTAGGAAATTTTAGTCTTTCTTTTCTTGAGAAAATTGAGAAAAGATGGGCAACAGGTAGAAAAGCTGCAGCTGCAGCTAAAGGTTTAAAACTTGTTGTTCGAAATGCTTAACCACGGTGCAATTTCCCAATCCATATCTTTTCCCGCATCGTGGTTATGCAAATGGAATATAAAAAAAGAAAAGTCATATTAGGAATTGATGAAAAAAAAACTATCGCAGACACGATAGAGTTCTGCGGCACTTTATTTGGCCAAGAGAAATCCGATTTTATTGACATTATCCGATCGCAGCGTGACCATGCTTATAGGCATTATAAGAAATATACGCTAAGGGAGTGCAGAAAATTTGATGACTTGCTCACCAAACTTGTTAAAAAATTTGGGCATTAAACTATCTATGGAACTTACTAAACCTAAACTAGTTCCAGAACATAGGTTGTTTCAGGCAATTCTTGTCCAGGCATTAGAAGATGCATTGAACCCTTCTGGTTTTAAAAAAGAAACGTATTGGAAAGATGATGCCCACAGATGGTTTTTAGAAAATTCAAAAGATTTTCAGGATGTGTGTTGGTCAGCTGACATGGATCCAGAAATGATCCGAGGGGAATATCTTAAATTAGTTAAAAATAAAAAAATAATATTTACTAAGTTGCAACAACATTGGTTAAATTATAGAGAGCTGTATCGACTGTATCGTGAAGCGGGTTCGAAAGAGGAAAGAAGAGAGATTAAGAAAAGAATTGTCGAAGAGACTCTTAAAAGATTAGGTTAAAATATGTCAGATAATATAATTACTAAAATTTTAGAAGTTGTTCCTGATTATTGTGAAACTATAAAATTTACAAAATGGAATAAATTTAAATGGAAAGGTCTAACCTTAATGAAAGACCCGATGTCATTAACCATTTATCAGCAATTAATCCAAGATCTAAAACCAAAAACTATTTTAGAGTTTGGTTCCTACGAAGGAGGATCAGCTCTGTGGATGAAGGATTTATGTAAAAGTTTAAATTTAAATACAAGAGTTATTACTATTGATAATAATTTTAATTTAAATTTAAAAGATATAGAATTTATTAGACTGGACGTTAATGAAATTAAAAATTTTAATTTTGGTAAACTAGAGTCTCCAATGATTGTTATTGAAGATTGCCATCATAATATTTCTGGGATAGTTGAAAAGGTTGATAAGTTTATGAAGATAGGGGATTTTTTAATTATTGAGGATAGTATAGATTTTGAAAAATATAATGAACTTAAAAAAATAAATTTTGAAAATTTTACTATGAATAGATATTACTGTGATTTTTGGGGTAGAAATAATTCTTGGAATTATGATTCTTTTTTAGAAAAAATAAAAGATTGACGTAGTCATGGTGGGAAAAAGTATTTAACACCTGCGGGAAAGGGAAAGTGAGAGCTAATTAACTTGCCCGCAGATGCAACAATTGTAGTAATATATGACATACAAATAGTACGCATATTTAAAGGTACCATATCCGGTATTCTGTGTCCATTAAAATGTAGTTTGGAATGATTCTAAAGTGATAAATGATAACGGCCACCGGACAACGAACCAGTTAAGCTGCCGATGACCGTTGATATCTATAAAACGTAATGTTTATAGCATTTATTGGTGTTTTTGGTCAATTTAAAAAATTTTACTATATAGATATTCTAGACCCCTGAGTAATAAAAAGTACCCCAGGGGGTAAAAGAGGTGTCCCTGGTGTCCCTGAAGAAGAATTATTATTATATATCAATAACTTAAGTCACTTTTAGTGGTGTCCCTATGGTGTCCCTATGGTGTCCCTTAGGGACACCTACTACCCTGTCTTGCGGGAACGCTATCAGAACTTTTTGGGGAACTTTCATTTACTTTGAAAAATCTATATAATAGAAATTATGATTAAAAAGATTATCTTCAACACTGCAAAAGAGGCTTTTCGTAGAGGTTTTAGAAAATACAAAAGAGGTCAAAAAAAAGAAGAACGTGTGCCTTATGATTTGGTTAAATCTAGTATCAAAAGAAGTATTAGAAGCACCAAGTTTATGGATAAAACTGCATATCAACAAGCTCCTAAAACTACAAGTATACCACGTGGTGGTAATCCAAGAATAATTGGCAAAGCATATGCCTCAGACAAAGCTGCTAAAAAAACTATGATGATTCCTATGATGACAAAACAGCAAAGAGCTGCTAATCAAGAAGCTATAAGTGATTCAGTAAGAAAATTTTTGAAGGATAAAATGAATAGAAAAAAATATGGTGGAGTAATGAAAGCTTTTAAAGGTAAATATTTTGATGAACAAAAAACTAATGTTAAAGGTAAAGACAGAACAGAGCCTGTAAGAGGTGGTAATACTCCTGAGATTCCACCAGGAGAATATATGAAATATAAAAAATATAAACAGAACAGAGTTATTTCTGCTTATACAGGTAAAGCTGTAAGACAACCATCAGAAACAAATAAAGAGTTTGAAATGAGACATGCATATCATACTCCATTTATGAAATATAAACCAAAAATGTTATTGGGTGGATTACTAACAAAAGGAATTAGACAAGGTATTAAAAGTTATGTGAAAGCATCTGGTAAAAAAACTAAAGACTTAGTGAAACTTCAACCAATGAAATCTAGAACATCTGCTAAAACAGATATGGCTAGAGGAATTCAATTACATACAAAAAGTTTAGAAGATAAAAAGAGATTACAAAAATATATAAGATCTAAATAATGAAACGTAACGAGTTAAAAACTGTACATGAGTTAACTCCAAAACAAAGAATGTTTGTGGAGATATTAGTACAAGAGCATGGTAATATTACTCAACACGAAGCTTACAAAAGAGCAGGCTATGAAGCTGCTAATGAAAACACAGCTAAGTCATGTGCATCGCAGTTGTTAAGTAGAAAGTTAAATCCCCATGTCGCAAAATATTTTGACCAAAGATTTGAACAAGAAATAAAAAAATATGAGAGTGACAACCTTAGAAGATATAAAAGATTAGAACGAATTGCTAACAAGGCAGAAGAAGATAAACAATATGCTGCTGCTATCAATGCTGAATATAGATCTGGACAATTAGCTGGAGCTTATGTAGATCGTAGAGAAGTAAGAGTTAGTGGTTTGGAGGGTATGTCACGTGAGGAACTTGAAAAGAAATTGGAAGAGCTATCCGCAAAAATCGATGGATACAATGCCAAAACAATCCAAGTCTCCGACTCTGAAGAATCTGAGTTGGTCTGAATATCTAGTATTGTTTAATAAAAAACATAACCCATTGATGACTTCAGTTGGGACAGTAGAGGTAAAAATTGATGAGAAAAAAGATTAGTCCACCTAAAAAGATTAATTCTGAAATAGAAAAATATCCAATGGTTTCCGTAGAGTGGTTTGACATCGTCTCGGACAGTTCGTGGACAAGCTTTGATGCTTTAAAAAAATCTAATCTTGCCACCTGCATCACCAAAGGTCATCTCTTGAGCCAATCAAAAGGAGTGACTAGACTATTTGGCGATTACTCATTTGCAGAGAATGGTAAGGACATTGAGAGCATTGGTAATACCACTATAATTCCTAATTCAGTTATCAAAGAGATAAAAAAGTTAGGTCAATAGATGTCAGATAAAAATAGAGAAAGTTTATTATGGCAAAAGGTAAAAAAGGGTTTAGTCGATTGTTTTTTAACCCGCATAGAATCTAGCACAATTAATGGAATTCCTGATATTCATGGTGTACATAAATCTGGTGTATTTTGGATAGAATTAAAATCAGACGAAGCTAAATATCCTAAACTAAATAAGTGGCAAGTTGTTTGGATAAACCGTTATATCAAAGCGGGTGGAGTTGTTTTTATCTTGAAAGAGACCCCCTCGCAGAGGTCTCTTAAACTGTACAGACCGGTGTCCAGTTTCACTGATCCTCGTTCTCTCGTTCCTCGTTCCTCGTTCTCGGCTACCGGTCAGTGGAGCACCATCCAGGATCACCTTCTCAGGGAGCTGGTGCAGCAGGACTCTCCGTAATCCTCGCTCTCGTTTCCCGGCCATGTTATATTTTTTACCTCTTAGTTAGCATGGCCCGGTAACCAGCAGCTCAGGACTCGTTCTCGGTGTCAAGGAAAATGTCGTTCTCGCTCTCGGTTAAAACACTCCGCATCTACGTCACCAGCAGAGTGTGGTGCACAGGAAGGAAGCGTGGGAAAATTTTTCTGGACAGCAGGTGGGAAATGTGTAAATGTCGTTCTTGGAAAAGGAGAAAAGATATGACGAAATACTATGGAGTACAGGTGCACACACTCACCTTTCAAAAAGTGGACGCTAATGGAGAATCGATTGATGGAAAAGTGTACGAGTACACAGGCGACCATTCCTCGTTTTGCGAAGGCATAGACGAAGATGATTTGGAAGAGGTAAGAGATGGCGATTGATTTCGATGCCCTCGATCTCGTTCGAAGTGAGAACAGATCTCGTTTATATAATAAGAAGCTACAGGAGCTGGATCAGCGTAATCAGTCCCTACAGGAGCTGGTGGAAGCCATGATCCGTGAGATACCAGATGACAAGAAATGGTCGTTTGAAGAAAGATTTAAAAAAATAAAAAATAGTTCTTGACATTTATCCCATCAGGTCTTATGTAAGGTCTGCACATTAGATGCAGCTGCAGGCAATCTAAGGTACCGCAACTAGTGTGCAGATATGGTTGCGCATCACCTTCGTCTAAGTGAATGCCTGATCAGCAGATGTACGATGGCCTGAAAGATGGCTGGTGAATCTCTGATGCGTGATCAGTAACAATGCTACCCTTTATCCGTTAACGCGGGGGAAAGATGAACTTCATATGACTTCGTCCGGTAGCAAAGGGTAATACAGCAATCCCGCTTTCGGCTTAGCCGATGCTTAAATACTGGATACATGTGGCCACGTCAGAAGGTAACCTAACGGTGTAAACTTCGGTGGCCACGCAACATAGGAGAGCAAATGACAAAAGATAGAAGAGCTCGTAGAGCTGAAGATAAGCCAGAGGATGGCAAAGTATACGCGTTGACCGGTGGACCCGGCTCGCGTTGCATTGCGAATGGATACAGTTGGAAGGACTCTGAGATAAAGGAAGAAGCACCTGCAGCTGGAACAACAAATGATCGCGGGACTAGTTAGTCTATATGTCTTTGGACTCATAATGTTTCCAGGAGCCACAGGATGGATCACATTTATCCTGGGGCTCGTGCTCGTTTCTCTGCTCGCTTAAGCTCTCGCTCGGCATCAAGCATGCCAGCATCAGGGACTGCAGCGTAAGAGCTGTGCACGGGGGTTGGGAAGCTGTGGTAGGACAAATGATTTGGTTTGCAGTTTAGAATGATTCTTAAAAACATTCTAAAAGATAATTAAAAAAGTTCTTTACATAAAGGAGTGGGATATGATAAGAGAGGGAACAAACTAACCAAAAGGAGAAAGATATGGGACTAGATCAACAAGCTCACTTACGAGGGCAACAAATCGATTGGGACAAATATTATTCTGACGATAACTATGCCGAAGAAAATAAAGTTTTCGTGTGGAGAAAACACGCAAGACTTCAGCAGTTCATGGCTCAAAAGTGGGACGAACAAAACCAACACCATGAGCATAAAGGAACACTTGCACATCTAGGATTTAATGGAGATTGTGATGCACCTGTGTACATAACTAAAGAGGTCGTTGATGATTTACGCGAGGCAATCAATAATGACTTTAAGGATTATGTAGCAACAGATGGTTTCTTCTGGGGACAGCAGTTTCAAGAGGAAAGCGTCAAGGAGTATAAGGAACAAGACATCAAATTTTTAAAATTCTGTGAACAATCTATCAACGAGGAAAAGGTCGTTGAATATTGGTGTAGTTGGTAATGGTTAAGAAACAGAAAAACGAGGCGACTACTGTCGCCTCGTCTCGTTCCTCGTCTCGTTCTCGTGGTCAGCTAGAACAAGACAAGATGACAGCACAGATGCAGGAACTGGTTGGAAGGTTGTCCGAGATATTAGGTAATGATTTCATAAAAATGGAAGTAGAACCCATATTAAAAATAAATAAAAAAAAGTTAAATTAACTATTGTAATAAGATTGAATGGGATATATACAGTTAGAGCAAACATAAGTTTGTAAATTTAACAAAGAGGTCAATATGACAAACGCAGTAAAAAAGCTAAAGCTAGAGGAAAAAAAAGTAATCCTTGCTTATGCTCAATTAAAGCTGAAGTCTAATAGACTAGCTAAAGAGTTGGATACAATGAAACAAAATGTTGTTGATGTATTCGACAGAACAAACCAAAACTTAATTATTGTTCAAGATGAGAATAATAATAATTTTGGATTACAAAAAATAAATAGAAGTAGAATGAAGTTTGAAACTACACTATTTAAAGAAAAGCATAATAACTTGTTTAATGAGTTTAGTACAAAAATTCATTACAGCGAGTACAAAGCGATAGGGGACAACAATGACTAATCTAATCACTATTGCCCAAACCCTAGCCAATAGAGTTAGAGGTACTGAACTATCAAACCAACAACACGCAGTTGATAGCAAGAGAACAACACAGTTGAACTATGAACTAATGTATAAAATGTTAGAGAGTGAAGTTGAAAAACATATATTAGAAAATCAGGGCAACAGATGTGTTGATGAGTTTAGACAAAACATACTGACTAAATTCCAAGACCTTGTATCAATACTAATCAAATAACTTTTAATGCGTGGCGCTAACGCGCCACGCACCACGCGTTCACCAACACCATCACCACACCTATTAAGGCTCATACAAACCAGCAACACGAAACAAAAACCCGCGTAAAACAGTTCGCGTTGATAGGCTAGGTTTTTTTTGGTAAAGAGGTTTACAAAGCAATATACATAGAAACACTAGGGTCCCAAACGGTATGAAATAGTTGAAAGTGTTTTTTATATAGTCTATTGTGTAAAAGAGGCCTTTGTTTTTTTATGGGTCCCCTACCCCCAGGGGGTATAAAAATTTTATGAAACTAGACACACTTACAGAAGAAGAACTAAAAGACCTGGTACTTAAAAAACAACTTGAGTATATAAAATTATGCCAAGATAATTTTTTAGTATTTGTTGAAAATGTTTGGCAAGATTTTATTTACAGAAAAGATACAAGTAAACTAGGTAAAGGACATCATGAAATTATTGCTAATGCTTTTCATGATATAGCTGATGGTGATGCAAAGAGGCTCATTATCAACATGCCTCCTAGACATACAAAATCTGAATTCGCATCTTATTTATTTCCTGCTTGGTACATTGGAAAGTATCCAAAGAAAAAAATAATGCAGGTATCACACAACGCAGAACTTGCATCAAGGTTCGGTAGCAAGGTTCGAAACTTAATGAACACCAAGGAGTATAAACAAATCTTTGGAGATGTTACACTACGAGAAGATAGTAAGGCAAAAGGCCGATGGGAGACCAATCATGGTGGGGAATATTTTGCAGCGGGTGTTGGCGGTTCTATCACAGGACGAGGGGCGGACTT